AATCAACAAGGTTATTCATCAGCACTCCCATATCCTGAGATGGGTCTGCCATACCTATGAGCAGATTAGCCCATGCGGACTTCACCATGCCGATGGATCCTTGTATTGTCGTGGCTGCTTCTTTTGCGGTAGTGCCTGTTATATCCATGTTAGTCTGCACAACATGAATAGCCTCTATCATCTTATCAAACGATACACTATTGACATTATCTGCTGTCACAGTCATGGTGTCACCAAGTACACCAGAATCATTGATAAGTCTAGCCATCTCGGATGCAGTGCCGCCATAACCAAGCTTGAGGTTATCAAGCATCGTGTAGTTCTGCTTTGCAAAGCCCTGATATGCGTTCTGAATCATCTCCATACTGGTGCCCATCTTATTGGCATTATCTGACATGTCTGTTATGGCCAGATTCGCATACTCGGCAGCCTGCGCTGTATCGCCTTCCAAACCTTGCAACAGCGAAGCTGAAAAGCTCGTTACAGTGTCCATGTAATCATTCGCCGACAACCCCGCCGTCTTATATGCATTATTCGCATACTCAACAACCTTATCTGAACTGTCCTTGAACAGTGTCTCAACACCACCAACAAGCTGCTCGTAGTCCGCATACTCGCTTACAGCCTTAGCAGTAATGCCAGCTATTCCAGTGGCCATAGCTGTTGTCGCAACAACGGCTACCTTTGCTGCCTTGAGCGCAAACTTGCCGATATTGCCAAACACAGAACTCATCTTTTTGCTTGTCTTCTCTGCCTTGTCGCCAGTCTCTTCAATTTTCTCATTCGCATCCTCATTTGATACTGCGATTCTTCCCAGTATCTTAAATACTTCCAAAAGGGTCTACCCCCTTTCCTCGATAATAAAAAAATAGAGACACACGTTCTGTGTGCCCCTATGGCTTAAAATTTTCTATGATTGACATAGAATTCTTTATGGTTGCTTCAAGCTCGCCTCTGCTCTCAAATGCCCCTGATCTGACTGGCTGTGGGGCGCCACCTGATGTGCCGTACAGCCTTGCCTTGAAGTCATTGAATGATATATTTTCCCAACACTTGTGAATATACATATCCCAGAGCTTATCATCATCGTCAAGACGCACAAACGTGCATACAAACTCATCAAAGCTCTGATTGTCTATCATCGTATCAAGCAGAGTGTACGGATCCGCATATCTGCGAAATATCAGATCCATGAACTTGAGATAGCCTACTGTCTCTTCTTGAACAAGTTTGAAACAACCCAGATAAAATCCGCAAAACCTGGAAGTGTGACCGCATCATACAACATCTGTGTGAATACAGAGAGGTCAAGATCTGCTACCTCATCCACTGTCATTCCTGACAGGTGTGACAGGCAGACAAATACCTCACGCTGACAGTCTGATAGCTTTGTCAGGATCACATCTACAAGCTCGAATGCAAGACCAATACCCACATTCTCAAGGAACTTCGATGTGTCCTCATCATCCTCACCATCAACAGAAGCCTTCTCACGCTCCTTGGCTATAAGCTCTTTGAACCCATTGCCGCTGAACGAGTCTTTGAAGTCCTTTACTCCCAGCTTACTGAACAGCTTCAAGAATGCGGCTATATCTGTTGCTTTGGGATTCCTAAGCGTATATGGCTTGATCTCCTGCACATCTTCTGTTGCCTCGGCATCTTCTACTACTTCGGTATTCTCTACTACATCTTTATTCTTTTTTATCTCGGTTGTTCCCATGATTATCTCTCCTTTTCTATGTCAATTAGTCTGTTACTTCTGTACTGGAATCTATAGACTGCTGAACCTGCTCCGTTGTCGTACCGGTAGGCAGATAGATGTGGTATGGCAATGTATCAGCTGCCGGTGACAGATCCGCATAGCACTCCATAGTCAGCGCAAATGTGCCATTCTCCTTGTTCTTGCCCTCTATCTCAAGGCCTGATGTACAGAGCGCATTGTCAAAGATCACGATAACAGGACGACCATCTAAGAATCTTCCGATATAACCGAAGTTCTCAATATAATCATCCTTTTCGATTCTTGCCTTGGATTCGATCACATCGTATCCTTCCGCTGTTGATGTGCCATTCTGTCCGATAATAGCCATCTTGATCGTCTCAGGCGACAGCTCCACCATATTAGTGTCCATCTGTGCTGTCTCACCTGTCTTAACTGCCAACTCCTTAACCTTAACTGATGCACCATCGACCTCTATATCCTTGAGCTCAGGCTTGATTGACAGCTTTGTACCGCCGGATGTTGCACCGATCAAAGACTCAGCAAAGTTCCATGTCTTTTTTGATGCGTCATACCTGAGCCCTTTGTGAATCGTTCCGGCACCAAACACAATGTTCTTCGGTGTCTTGTCTGTGATACCGGATGACTTAAACTCTTCATAAGTTAATGTATCTGCCATGATATAATCACCTTCCATTCTTATATTCTTTAATAGTCAAATTGATCTGTATACGTTTGAGGTCTGCATCCCCTGTTGGCACTGGGGACGCATTCCCATAAAAAACGGCAACCCCCGCACCACTTGCAAGGATTGCCGTTCGTTCAATATTCTGTTCTATCTTCTGCTTGTACTTCTCCAGGCTGAGCCAAGAGCCCCTTGTGAAGCCGTCTATGATGAATGTTATTTCCTGACATCCATCTTCCTCAGGTGTATCACCTTCTGAATATTCACCAACAAAATATGCCTCCAGCGGGTCATCCTGCCACTCCATGAATGCGTATGGAATCTCAAGCTCATCTGTGAGTACGCTATTGATATATGATAATGTCTCTGTCGTCATGCCATCACCGCCTTACTCACTGAACGTCTGATTGAGAATAGAGCCAAGTCGCCTGATGATCTTGCCCTTTGTCTTGTCGAAGGCTTTCTGTAAAGGTCTGAGTGGCTTCTTACCATAGGTAAAAACAGCTACTATATTTCCTGCCTTATCCTTTTTTACCTTACTGAACTTACTGGCTTGTTTCAAGCTCATTCCATCAGGTCCCACAGGAGCCCACCATCCGCCTTTACGGCCATTCTTTTTCAAAGCATATTCGCCTGTGCCGTATTCTTCCCAGATAGCATTCTCAAGAGGATTACCAATTACAGCCTCACCCTTATCTTCATCTACATGATGCGTCCATGCACCTTTTGTCTGTCCTGTGTCTACTCTCGTCTGTGCTCTCTTCGTCTGAGCCTCGACCTCTCCGGCAGCTTCGTACAGAAAGGCAATAACAGCATCATCCAGAGCCGCCTCAACCTTTATTCTGTTGTCTGTGAACTCCACATTTCCCATTACTGCCCTCCTGTGTACTTCAGATATATCTCAAGCTGCTCATGCATCCCCATCGGATCATCTATCAGCATGATGTCATATACCTGACCATTAACCACCATACGGCTGTTCTCAGCCTTGATCATGTCACTGAGACGTTTATAATCAGCTATGAACATGTGCGTTGATTCCTGCACCTTGGCATTATATGTTGCGTACTTACTGTCACCGCCTGAGAGGTCTAGCCAGCCGGTCAAGGTATCTTCTGACACCCATGCAACTTCCTGTTCACCTATCTCATTTCTGGTTATGCTCTTGATCTGTATGTCCGCAACTGCATTTCCGCCTATTCCTCTCATGTTCAAAACCTCGCTTTCATGTACGGCTTTAAAAAGCCAAGAAGCGACTTTGGATATCCCATGAGGGAATTGTCGCCATCCATGTTGAAATAGGTCACAGAGTGCCTGCTGATGGTCTCAGACTGCACACCAACCTTATCCCTGTTGTTCAAATCCCATGAAAGCATGTTGGCAACTCCCAGCTTGATATCCATCGGATATACTATCTTTGTCACCATGACGACCGGTTCGCTTACAAGCTCCTCATTCACCTCTATATGTCCATTGTCCATATCCACAGCTTTGATGGTGTACAAGCCATCGTTGTAGCGTGACTCTGACACCTGTATAGTGTCGCCAACCTTGAACAGCTCTGATGCATACTGAAAGCCTGTCACAGCGTCCACAGGAGCCACAAACCGCCTGTTCCTGTCCTGATAATTATTATTTGTATATTTTCTGATCAGGAGTTCCAGTGCCTGAAGCTTAGCCTCAAGCACTGAATCTTTCTCCTCGGTGTCTACATACTTCTTAAGTTCATCGACAGTCATGATCATATGACCACCGCCTTACTTCTTAAACTTAGCAAGTACAACCTTTGAAGCGTTGGTGAGTGCAGCACCATAATACTTAGATGCTGTGATATCATGTCTCTGCTTCTTCGGTAACCATTCGTGATCAACCTGAACATCTTTCTTGAGGAAAATTGTAAGAGCTGGAGCTTCCTCTTCTGTAAACTCGGTCTCATCTGAATCAGGCTGGAGCTTGATAATAGGGCAGAGATAATACTGTGAACCAGCTGCAAGGCTCTTAACCTTATCACCGATTACAAGCTCATCTTTGCATGTTGGCTGAACTGTACTAAGATGCTTGTTTGTGTCTGACTCAGCAGTTGAATCAGCCACTATAGTAATAGTTCCCTTCTCTGTGTCTTTCTCATAAGTCATGAGCTTGATCTTCTTTGACTTCTTTACCCAGCATGATCCAATCTTACCTATAGAGCCTGTCACAATAACGCTCTTATCAAACTTGTCCGCTGACTTAAAGTTGTCATCCTTGAGAAGCGTTCCCTCCTGTTTAGGGTTTATGAACATAACCTTCTCTATTCCATCCTCTTCATCCTCGAACTTTGTGTTAGCATCAACAATGCCATCATATCCGATTACTGCAAGAGTATCTGGTGTATATACATTCTCTGATGTGTATGCAGCATCAAGCAGATCATTATCCAACTTGCCTACAATAGACTTTGAAAGCTGAGTCTCAGCCTGTCCAACAGGGTTCCCTAAACCACTATTGATTGCTGTCTGATATATTGATACGCTCTTAGCTGCACACTTAATAGTGAATGTCTTCTTTGTTGCTGTGAGCTTAGATGCCTCAATTTCATCTCCTGATTCCGGATCAAAATCCTCAGCATCGCCGATATAATTCCATGATGGAACTGTCTTTGTATCTCCTGGTACACCCTCAAGGGATGTATCAACATGGGCATACTTTAAAAGCTTGGCCTGTGCCTCTACCTTTGCATCAATCATATCCCCCATTACTTCTGGGTTAATGAGGTCACTTACCTTTGTAATTGCCATATTCTTTCACCTTTTCCTTTCTACCTTACTTTGTTCCATGCATAGCAGCTTCATATAGCTCAGGTGTTTCCTGGGCAATCTTAGCACGCTCTGCATATGATTTCTTCAATATGTCTTCTCTCGTCAGTCCTGTATCTTTATTTGTAGGATCTGGCAGTCTATTCTCAATGATGTGCCTCTCGCCATCATCTGAGCCGGATGAAGCTGTGAATTGAGCTGGGAACTGTGTCTTTAAGTCTGTGAGCATGTTATCCCATCCCTTTATGTGGCCTTCATCATCAAGCTTAAGCTCCTCATTCTTCTCCTTGAGGGCTGTCTTGATCTTATAGGTCATATAATCAGTATCAACCGCATGAGCCTCAAGCAGAGCCACCTTGATAGCTGAGTTGACCTTAGTCTCCTCAAGCTCTTTCTGAAGCCTTGCATTCTCTGTCTCATAAGTTGATATCTTCTGCTGCATGCCCTCGTCACCCTTGGAAGCTTTCTTAAGCTCCTCAATGAGCTTATTTGCATTGCCAATCTCCGTGTCTTTGCCGGTGATCAGTCCGTTGAGCTTCTCAAGTTCTGAATCATACTTCTCCTTGCTGACGTACTTGCCCTCGGACAGATCTGTGTATCTTACATGCTTGAGCTTATCTGTCTCTGTGCTGTTCTTCTCGTCAATCTTCGCCTGTACCTGCTTATACAGGTCATCTCCTAACAGTTCCTTTAATTCCATTGTTCCATCCTTTCTGGCTTTAATCGTAGCCACACATGGCAGTTATCACTCTTGCCGGAGTTATTCTTTGTCGGTCACAGTTTTACTGCCTTGAGCCGATTTTGGGCATAAAAAAAGACCATGGTAAAAACACGGTCTGAATTATCTGCTATTCCGTTTCTACTTCACTATTATCCAGTCTTCAGCAAGACAATCGTTTATACTCGGCACCCACATGGAGTGTGAACCATCAACACATCTGATCTGCAGATATGGGTTACACTTGAATAAGTCACCCTCGCTGATTCCCCAGGCTTCTGCGGTCTGCTTGTTACATGGTATGCCATCAGGATATCCCTTCTGGAATACAACAAACATTCCTTTGCCATTCCAACCCTTTCTTGCAACTCTGAAGCCCTTCTTGAGCATTTCAAGAGCAATTCCAAACGTCATGTTGTCACATGGTCTGTATGCTTCGTTAAACTGCTTCTCCGGCGACCAGCTCTCATATCCATCTGAATATCTTACGAGATAGCCTTCATCTGCTGGATTTTCTTCCGCTGGAATCTGCCATCCTCTGTAATTGTTATAGTCGCCTCTTGTCATCGGTCTTGCCTCAATCTGTTTTGTTCCAATGTACTTCTGCATTCTTTCATCCTCCTATTTTTTGCATAAAAAAAACACCATACATCTCTGTACAGTGCTCGTAATCCATCTAGCATTATTTTCTATTCTTCTCCTATGTGTCTTTTGCCGGGTTTATATAGTTCTTCTATAACTCCATTGGCTATATCTCCGCCTACGTATCCTGAACCATACAACTTGTCTAAATGAGATAAAAATTCTGCATCACGAGGCAAAGTACCAAACTTTTCTCTTTGTTTATTATATTCTTCATACGATGTAATATTTAAAAATTCTTCTTTTAAATTCATTTTAAAGACTCCTCTACTAACCCGATTTCATATGTACTAAGGATTGTTTTATCTTTTTGATACACTCTGAAAAGCTCTGAGGTGGATTCCAATAAAAATTCAGTTTTTATACTTCCATCCGGATTAACAGCATCAGATATGCGGCTAACATATAACCTGCCTTGATATTCGCTAATAAATTTATCGCCATGCAAAATATATATTGCAAATTTTTGCCCTGCATCATTTTCGTATATTTCCGTAGTAATATTTTTATCGCTTAATCCCTCAGTTAAATATTTCTTATACTTTTCCACAACTTTAGGATTCAGCATACGTTCTTCTATCAGATGTCCAAATTCATGGTCTATATCCTCTTTCTCAGCGCCTTTGGCAACGTTAATAATGCCTTTTTTCACATCACAACTACTGCCGTTCTGCCCCATATTAAAGGTTACATCAGCCATTGCTTTCTGAACTTTATCCGGTAACTGTGAATATGCGTCAACAACAGCTTTTTCATCTCTAATAATGCCAGCATCAGACTTTGATGCCTTGAACATTATATCTCTTATACTATCACCGTTTTGGGTATTTGCAACATCTTTTTCATGCTCAATCTCAAACGACACCTTAAAGTACTTCGTCTGGTACTCTTCAAAATCCTTTGTCTTATCCAACCCGAAGTATTCCGCTCGCTTTCTCAGAGTCTGAAGCTCTTCATCATCCAGCGCCCACCTTGCTCTCTGCAATAAGCAACAACGGCAGTTGCAGTCCTCTGCCGGATCTCCAAACATTCCAGGAGCCTTAATCTTACGACCACCAACCTCAAAGGGCTCATCGACTTCCCGGATCTGTCCATCAAGCATCTGATGATGTTCTCTCGTTGCTCCGTCAAGAGTGGCATCCCACTGTTTCAATACATCTGCCCCTTTGCTTTTTGCAATATACATAGCGTCCAGCGCTGACTGTACCTGTATACGATGCCCTTCAGTCCTCGCAATGCGGATAGAGTTGTTATAAGCCTTCTGAAATGGAGTATTTGCCATGTGTCTTGAGAGCTTACCAGCCACCTCATTCCACGTTGAGCCATTTGCAATGCCTCTTGATACCTCTGCTCTGACCGCTTTCTTGAGGTATGTCACATCCTCGCCCATCTTGTCATATAGCGACTTACTGAGCTTGCTGTCCGTCTGAATAGCTCTCACAACTGCCGCCTGATCTATCGGCATGATGATTGGAATACCTGTCTTTTGCAGGTCATACATGACGCCTGTGTATCCGTCTCTGTAGCACTTCGTCAGGTAGTCAGACACAGTTGCATATGAGTTAGACTGCAGGTTACTCAGAACACCCTCAAGCTGCGCTTTCAAAGCCTCCTGATACTGTTTCTGATAGATGATGCTCTGCAGATTCTCCATATCAGTTCGTTCTGAAAGCTCTCTTATCTTCTGCTCACAATCTCTCAATGCCCGCTGATATACCTGTTTGAGTTCTTTGATTGCCTGCTTTTCTCTATTCAGTTGAGCTTTAATTACTTGCTTTTGTGCTTTATTCATATGTTAACTCTGTTCTAAATTTGGCAGTTCAATAGCTATTCTCCAAATTGAACCTGTATTGCCTGGAATGAAATACTCTTGGTCATTTATAATAAAACTTTCACCAGAAACACCTAATGTAACATCTGGCCCAGCTAACACATAATATGCTGACGGAATAGCAAGATACCCTGCAGGAAATACATATTGAGCAAGACTTACAACATCATGTATGTTACTAGCTTGACTCCATGACTGAGCATAATGAGAAGTTTCATCTATATCAGAATAAATGATATATCTTGCGGAAGTGAATGATATATAGGCTATTCTATTTTCGTTTGTTTTTAAGTCTTTTGCAGGCAGTACGATATGCAATAGATCAGTAATGTTATCCCCCTCGCTGAAACTTCCAATTCCAAATACCACTCCTTCTTTGCATGATACAAAATGCAAAAATGCATTAGCCGCACCACTATTGGCTGATCTAGTCAAACTCATGTTATACGAATAACAATATGTAGATGCGGACGGAGTAGCCCCCTGAATCACAGTTGTCATAATCAGATTAGCTCCAGAAAGACTAAACTTAAAACCTGTTGTGTTGTGCTCATCATCTCCCATGTATAATATCCACGTAGTGTTAGACTCTACAATATTTAGTTTCATGCCAAGGGCTGCCGCAATCTCCTGCATTTTTGCGTCATTTACGTCCGCATTGTAAAACGTTGAATCCGCCTCTTTTTTTCCCAGTCTTATTCTTTGTACAGTATATCCCATCAACTAACCTCCGTTTCTGTTGGCAATAATCCATATATGCCGCATACATACCCATATGGTTTTGTATATAAAGATGTATTAATAATCATCCCATACGCTCCTGTACTAATTTTTTTCGCATTAGCAATCATATCATCAAAAGATTCATTGCTTGCGGTCGGCACTCCCTTCTCAGTGATGACCGCCGCAAGCCTTCCTTTGACATCACTGCCATGTTTTTTTACTTCATCAAGTTCCTTGTAAAGCTGTCCTGCAAGATCTGTCATATACCGCTCTTCAATCTCACTCTCAACTGCTTCACAGCCCTCAAGAACCTTCATTCTTGTGAGCTTGGTGTTGATCTCGTTGATGATGTTACCCTCACTATCAAGCTTCTTGAAGCATACAGTGAAGCCGACATTGCCCGGCACTGTACATGCAGTAGCACCAACAAGCCAATCAAAGGTTATAATGCTTGCATCATCAGAGAGTGTATAATTCTCTATAAAATACACATCTTTCTGCTCTTCTTCATTCACATAGTTGATTGATATCTGATATTCAGTGAGATCTATGCCCTTATACGTTGCCGGCACTTCAAATGTCAGCCGGTTTACATCTTTGTCATGATATACACCGATGACCTCGCCAGCCGGCATCTTCACCGCTCTTGTATCTAAATCTATCTTGTATCTTTTATTTTCCATCTGCTCCACCTCCGTTCTCGACATCTGTATTGATGTTATCAAGCACCTTCTGAGCCTCTTCCGTGTTCTCCTCCTCATTCTTAGGCAGCTTGTCCTTGATCTCCTCATAATCAATATCAAGCCAATCACAGATAGCTTTGATAATAGTCTCATCATTAAGTATGCTTGCAACATTAAGTATTGTATTGATCTCTGTCTGCCTTACCTGAGCCTCTGTAAGTTCTATTTGTGCATTTTCCTGTGCATTGCTCATAATCTCATGAGCGAACTCAAAATAAACATCCTCGGCCTTATATGCCTTGTTCTCAGCCTTATTTATCTCGTCAACAACTATCTCTACTATCTTCCTCAAGAACTTTCTAAGAGCTTTCTCTATCTTTTTTGCCTTAAGGTCAAGGAGAGAATAAGCCGCCTTGATAGCTATATTCGTAGTGGCTGATGTATCCTTGAGACCGGCGGTGTTCAACCCCATGCCGAACCTGTATATATTCTTTTCATCAAGCTCCAGTTTTGCCTGTCTTGCCTGGTATGGAACGTCAACAGTCTTGACATCTACGTCACCATCCTCACCTACACCTATGATCTTCTTTGTTTTGAGGTTTGTCTGAAGCTCATTCAGGTTGTCTCCCTCAAAGCCTTTGATAGCATATAGTGGGGAATCAAAGTCTATGAGGTTGTTTGACAGGCTTGAGGCCATCAGGTCATAGTCATCTATGAGTGGCTTTACAGGCTTAAGGCTTGAGAACTGCTTCTTGTTGTTATCCAGCCGGAAGAATGGAATATAGCCAAATCCATCAAAGTAGGTGGCCTTATCTCCATTATTCTTTGTATAAAGTACATGAGGCTTTGGGTTGATTAGTTCAGTGTCATCTAGCACCACCGTCCCATTATCAACCTGGACATAATAATATGTCTGCTTATCATCCCAGACCTGTATTCTCTCGATTGTCTTGTGTCCTTTGTCTATCCTGTCTGTATAGTGGTATATCGTGTATGCACAGCCATCATCCGTATCCTTGGCTCTGACCTCAATAACTCCGATACTGTCAGCATTGGCAAATGACATCATATCTTTGGCATTCTTGTATGCGTACATATACGCAAAGCCTTTGACCTGCATATCTGTGATAGCGTCAGAAAGCTCAGACATGAACTCATCATTGTTGTTGAAATACTTGTCCATGTGTTTCTGCAGTTCAGTGTCGTTGGACTTTACAATGCCATCCCCTGATAGGATGTACTGGGTGCACTGGTCAACCAGCTCTGTGAAGAATGGATGTGGTATCTTCACGTTGCTTCTGGTCTTGTCCTCTACCAGTTCGCCGTCCGCATTGTAATAGAACAATCTATACTTCTTTATGTCATGATCGCCGTCATAGTATCTTTCGCCTGTCCGGGCGAACTGCTTTTTTTCTGATGTGCGGTCACTGTCTATCAATTCTTTTATCTCGTCAGGGGTTAGCATTCTTCCATCTCCTTCATGTCAATTTAAAACAGCCATGAACGAGGCTTACGCCATCCCTCAATGCCGTACCTAAGAGCTGCCATTGCATCGTCCATCACCGGTACAGGCTCATCAAGATATTCGCCTGTCTTTTCATCCTTTTTCCATTTCCACTGTTGCAGCTCCTTGATCGTGTTTACACAATGAGGAGCAACATATATTCTTCGTCGTATAATGTGATTCTTATCGACCACACCTTTGAGCCAGTCTATCTGAGCCTTGACAGATCCAGCAGAACCACCCTTGTCAACACCCTTTGCACGATAGCCAGCGCCCTTCCATGTCTTGATTCGATCTGGCTCTGCGGAATCACACCACATTGTCTTATTCGTTGGTATAGCATGTTGAATCGCCAGCGGAATAATCTCCGCCGTCTCTTTCTCATGCACATATATCTCATCTAGGATGTATATATCATCATCCTTGATACCCAGAAGGAGGATGGCATTGGCATGGTTGAATCCAAAGTCTTGTCCTATTGCGATATCATCATAATCATTGAGGTTCTGAGATACCTCAGCAACTTCCCAGTTGTGCAGGATGAGACCGCCTATCTCGCCCCATTCTCCAAGTCCATATATACGGTATCCCTCAGGATCAACTTCCTTTCTACGCTCCATACGGCGGTGATATGCCGCATCGATGAAACGATTCCCCAGGTATGTACTGTGATGTGTCAGTACATCGGAATCGTATCTATCAAAAAAGACCTTCTTTATCCAGTGGTTTTTGTTAACTGGATTGAAGGTCATTCTTATCTGGTAAAACTGCCCTGGTGGTAGCTCTCCACGCAATCTATCATCTATTATCTCTAGGTCTGCCTGTGTAAACTCTGTTGCCTCTTCAAGCCATACATCCGTGAGCTTACCTCTTGGAAATGTGATTGACTTCAGCTTTTCACGCTGTCTATCATCATTCATACCACGGAAAATAATCTGGTTTCCATTACTTTTACATGTGAGACTCAGAGGACTTTTGTTGATTTTCCAATAATTATCGGCCTTATCTCCAAATATCTTGTAAAGAGATCCGGTCAGTTCGGCGAATGTACTGTCTCGGTTGGTAATATCAGATTTTCGCAGTGCAACAAGATTTCTGCCCTTGTCCTGCATCAGCCTCAGTATGTAATTCTGTGCCGTATCAACACTCTTCCCAGATCCGGCAGAGCCTTTCATCACGATATATCGTTTTTTGCTCCGATCTACTTCTTTGAATCCCGGGTTTGCTTTTACTTCAACATTCAATCAACACCACCACCGCTGGTATCATCATCATCGCCATAGTCGATGTTGATGTTGAGGTCCATATCCACATCAGCCTCCACCTTCTCGGTATATAAGCCATATGCTTTACCAAGGAGCTCCGCTGCCTTATTGGCATCTGACAGCCTTGCTGGTATCTCCACGATCTGTGGTGTCTCTTTCTTGACTGTCTGTTTTCTCATTGTGCCGTTATCATCTGGAACATACATCGAACGTTCTTCGCTGGTCGTTACAACAATGCACTCTTTCTTTTCTCGTCTCATGGTTGCTGTGAGATACTTTAAAACCTCATTCTGATCAGCAATCAGCGCTTTTTCTTTCTCAGCAAGTCGATTGTCTATATATTCTCTAATGTTGGGTTTTGCCAAGTTTTCACTTGCGATGTTCCTTGCATTTTTCTCCGAATACCCTGCCCTTATAGCTGCCTGTGTGGCATTAAGGTCAATCAGGTATTCATCACAGAATCTCTGCTGTTTAGCTGTAAGTTTAGCCATAATGTCACACCTTCTCTCTATTACTTCTGTTTCTTTCTCACTCTCTTTGGAATCACAATCTTGTATAGCGGTTTACATACACTCTTTACTTCCCCACCCAGCTTTATAGTCGGCTGAAGTTTATATATCTTAGTGCATTTAACCATCACCCTTAACATGGCTATTGGTAAAGCCAGCCTGCCAAGTATCGGATGTATGTATTCAAAACTATATTCAGGTCTCACGACCTCAAACCTTTTAATCTTACTCATATCTCACCTCAAACAAAAAGCCCAGTGGGGGAGAGAATCAACAACGACATTTTCACATTTAACTTAAGGAGTTTACATTTTTAACCACTGGGCATAAGAAAAGGGACACAACCGATTATGGCGAACGGTCATGTCCCTTATGAATCAATATTTCATGGTCTATCTTACAGCACAACCATGTGTTTGCACAATGCTTTTAGTGTGCTATAAATGTGTCAGATTTTAGATAATCGCCCCATGTCCGCTGGAACTCCTGCAGAGCCCAGCCATGAGCATGTCTTATCCAGTCGTATGAATATTCCATCTCCTCTGCAATATCCTTTAATGACTTATAGTTTATGTACTTCTGATACAATATCTCCGTATACTTCGTATTACGCAACTGACACATCTGGTGAACTGCTTTATTCCGGAAATCTTCAAATGTTTTTCTGCATTCATTCATCTCAGTTTCAAGGTCAACATATCTACCAACTGTACGACTCATAGTATCTGCCACGGCACTGGACTGTACCTTTTCCTTTGAATAGTCAAATCCCCCCGGATTCATTGCAAGTTCTTTCATCTTGAAATATTCATTGCTTAACCTGTCCATGTAATCCTCAAGCATTTTGACCTGATTTAGATACTCTTTTGCTTTCACCGTCTCACTCCTTCCGGGTAAACCTGTTCATCAGGTGATTGTACGGATCTACCTGTGTCTTAAACCCTATCTGTCTTTCTTCAAGCGGATCATTGAGCTGTGCCCCATCAAGGAAATCTCGTAGTTCTTCCAGACAGTCTGGGCATAGATCCTTTGTCTCTACTGGATCATCGAACACATCAACCATCCTTGCCCTTATCGGCGCTCCGTGTTCAAACGGAATGTCATAGAACCCGCCGCATCTATCGCATTTGCCTGCATATGCCATTATGTATCACTCTCCTTTATCAATTCCGGATTGTCAAAGATGTTGCCAACGACCTCTGCATTAACCATGTTTATCCAATAACCTAAATCTTTTCTGTATCTTTTAGTACACTTGCCTGACCAGTCTACATAAAATCCAACATGTTCAGTTTTGGTGCTATCAAAGCAACTCTGATAACTGCCGTATTTGATTTGTGCACAAGCATCACTAAATAAGTCTTTTACAATATCATTCTCCCAAATCAGCCTGCCATTTTTGTCTTTCAAACCTGTACATTGACAGATAGTATCTGGTCGCACTTCAAATGCAAATGGCGAACCTGCTTTATTGTTGATATACCATTTATTTTCCTTACAATGTAAAAATCCGCTTACCCACTCTCCATTACAAGTTTTTGCCTTGAATAAATACCTATCTTTCATCTACTCCACCTCTTTCGCATCGTTCAAACTCAATAACCCACACCCACGGATTCGCACTCCAACCGTAGTAATCAAGGTCGGATTTCTTGATGGTGGAGTTCCAAAGTTTATGAAATCCATCGATCATATTAGGGTCTCCACCACTATCTGGGTCCGAAAGCGTTGGATGCCATCCGTTGTTTTCGTAACATGCTTCATCCCAAGGGTCTGTGCCCTCCATGCATGCTTGTTCTTCTGTAATCTCCTGCAACCGCTCCACCCTCACATCCGTAACCTTAAGCCAGATACGTGCGGCTTTTTTCGGCATGTGAATGGATGGCTTCCAAAGTAAATCTTTTGACATCCATAATTTATCATCTGCCTTGTACCAAAAGATGTTAGCTGCTGCCTGAATAAATGTTTCCCGGACATACAAAATATCACCCGGCTGATATGGCGGTATACATAACTTGCTAATAATCTGCTCATCCTCCACCTCTGGATGCTCTTTGTGATACGGACTATTCAGAATCGCTTCAACATCATGTTTCACAATTCGTCTAGTGCAACTCTTTCTCCCGTCCAAAATTGCCCGAACCATCTCAGTATTGAATAAAATCGGTTTAATTGACATCTGCACCACCACCTTTCACAATCTCGATTGCATGCTCATAACTTCTTGCTTTCTCTTTTCCTAAATTACTGTCGTATGCATTCTCCCAAAACTTTCGCTCATTTTCTAACTGCTCCACAACCTTGTCCACATCGTAGGCTGTTGGCTGTTCCTTAATAAGTTTTTCCATCTGCACAAAACCTTCTGCAAGATTATCCGGTACAATATCCTTTTTCTCGTCATATCTGTTACCAATTTGCGGTAAAAGCAAGTCTGCATCAATCAATCTCATCTATTCCCACACTCCTATCTTCTCAACCTTGCCACGGCCGCATTCCACTCGTTTATGAATTTAAGCACCCACGTAGCCGGGTATGTGCTTACAGCATACTGTTTTGAGATAGCAACTGCTCTTGCCCAGTTCGGATCCTGTTTGATCTCATTTGGAATCTGTGCCATCCTTACACCTCCACTTCATCATCTGCCGGAAACCGGAACACCTTCGGTGGTGTGAAACAGAATGCCTGCTGATAGCCACTACCCTGTAGGATTCCAGGGCCACCATTACACGATATGTAACTTCCATACACCTTCGTCATATCTTCCAGTACCTTTTCTGCCTTTTCCCTAGAACTATATTCAGCCATAATTACACATTCTCCTGAATCGTCATTCCAACTGTATATTATTCTTGTTCCTTCACTCGTATAATCCATAGTGATAGTTCCATTTTCATACTCAATATCTATATAGCCCCAGCCTTTCTGACTAATTAACCTCATCACTCCTCAACCTTCCTTTCCGCCTCAAGCCATCTGCGGGTACATTCTATGCAATGTTGCTTACCCCTCTGACACACAATCTCGTCAAATCCAATCTCGTCAAATCCAACCTCACTCGGACACATGATGATCGGCGCAAGATCCGCATCACCAAGCGACCTGATGTAGTCGCCGTTGGTCATCGGCTCATAGTTGTCAACTGCATTCTTGGTACAGTGTGCGCATGGTTCCTGTGACTCGTCTCTATATTTGTATTTGCAAGTTTTGCAATTCTCTATTCTCTCTGGTGCTATTTCCATCGTATTTCCCCCTTCCTGATCATCTCTCTTATGTTTGTGTTGCTGAAGCTCTCATGGTAGTCCTTTTCGCTCTGCATCAGTACATGGTGCTCATATACCTTGATGATTGTCCAGCGCTTCCAAACTCTCACCGGGACATTCTCCTCTTTTCCGTTCTTTGTGAGGATCTTCACCACCTGCCCCGGTCGGCAGATGGTGTTGAATGTAGCTTCTAATTTAAAATCTGTCATGTGTTCTCCTTTTTACTCGGCTTTAATTTGTATTTTTGACCAGTCAACTGTTTGCAGTATGTTCCACAATCTCTCTTCCCGTGATCTCCATGCAGTCTCAGCATATGTGTGTGCTTTTGCGCCATAATGATAATCATTTGACTTCAAATGTTGCACAGCAGCCTCATGTGTGAAGAAAATACCAGAATCCACCGGATATTCTTCATAGTAGCTCATGCTGATATCCAATTCATAAAGCGCATCTTCAAGATCTTCAATGCTATATGCATCATCCATGGCATCTTTTAACTCTTCTGTCCACTTACCTGCATCCTTCAAGCTCTGGATAATCATACTTTTTTGCTCTTCGTCTCTTCTTAAGCAGTGCATTTCTCCTTCATATATGACCTCACACGCATTTTCGTCATACAAACAAACACCATCTGGATTATTCAATTCATCTCCATATATTCTTCTATAGTCGCGTATTACCCAATAGCGTGGGTCAGCCTGACATAAATGATCTTGTGTATTCATCTCTCTCTGAAGGTTGACCAAAAAATCTATATCATCTTTAAGTAGCTGACGTTTTTCGGTCGTATCTTCATGTCGTTTAGTTTTCCAAAATTTCGCCATATTAAAAGCCTCCTCTATACAAAACATAACTGTCCATTCTCTTCTTCGCCTATCCTCATGTTTGGCATCCTCTTCCTTACACAAAGCTCCGGAAGATTCGACCTCACCATCGCCGCCGGTATAGGTGGACAAACTGCATTTCCACATCTCTTAACCTGTTCGCTTCTTGAATATGTCTTACCTGTGCTGTCATGATCTATGATGTAATCATCGGGGAACCCCTGGCATCCATATAGCTCCTTTGGCTCAAGCATTCTGAGACCAATATCCACGATCTGATACTCAACACCTTGGATTGTTACAAGACCGAACCGGTCTCTTGATGTCACTGTATCAAGCGGCTGTTCTATATCTTGGCCTGTACCCTCTCCGTAGTATTTAATCAGGAATGCTCTGACCTCTCCAAAATGTCCGGCTGATGTTGTCACTGTATGCAGTGGCTCTCTCTCATCCTGTCCTATCCCTGTCTTGTAAAACTTGCTAAGGAACGAAGTCACAAGGCCATATCTGTTTGAACTGTCCACTGTCATGATCGGATTCTCTATACCTTGACCTCGCACCTCGTCTGAATTGGTCTCTGAATGGTATTGAATGAGTGTAGGACTTATAAAACATTGCTGATTGCCCTGAATGATGAACGGCTCCGGATTATCCAAAACGAACTTCTTCAGCCCTCTTGCAATCCTCTGCATAGTCTTTGGTGCAAGCGGTCTCACCGCCCGGACACCATACTTCTCTTTGATCTGCTCTGATGTATCAAAGATACTCGGACATGGCAGGCTGAAATCAAGCTGTGTATATGCCCCAACATAAGGCTTGAGCCGTCCCTCCTTGACCTCTTTGCTGTCCGCCGGTGCATGTGTAGGCTTTGGCCACATGATAGGTACACCATCACACCTTGCAATCATGAAGAACCTTTTTCTCTTGGTCGGTGCTCCGTAGTCTGCCGCCACAAGTTCTCTGAACTGTACCTCATATCCCAGCTCATTGAGCTGCTTTACAAATTGCCTGAATGTATCTCCTTGCTTTGCCCTTATCGGATGATGTCCTCTGTTGAGCGGTCCCCATGTCTTGAACTCTTCGACATTCTCAAGCATAAGCACTCTCGGTCTCACAAGTGCCGCCCATCTGCATGCTACCCATGCAAGCCCTCTGATGTTCTTATCCTTTGGTTTCCCACCCTTGGCCTTGCTGAAATGCTTGCAGTCCGGAGAGAACCAGGCAAGAGCTACCGGATGTCCCTCACAAGCTTTCACAGGATCAACCGCCCACACGTTTTCACAGTAATGCTTTGTGTTTGGATGGTTGACCTTATGCATCCTGATGGCTTCCGGATCATGATTGATTGCTATATCAACGCTGTACCCTGTAGCCATCTCAATCCCTGTTGATGCTCCACCACCTCCGGCAAAGTTATCAACAATAAGCTCTCCATTTATCACTCGTCGCCCACCTCCAGAAAATCAAACAACGTCGGTGAGTCAACCTCATTCTCCTCGGACTGCAGATAGCCAACACCATCTCTGAAGTAATCCGGATTGAGCTCACATCCCTTGCCAAATCTGTGCATCTTGACCGCCATCATTGGTACTGTCATAAGGCCGCCGAACGGATCATATACCACATCGCCCGGATTGCTGTACCTGTTGATAATCCTCTCAACAATATCAAGCTGCAGCGGGCACACGTGCATCGTTGCCCTTCGTCTGCTCTGTGTCGTGTTGAGCGTCCTCATCCGGTTTATGTCATCCCATACCTCAAGCTGATTCCAGGATCCCGGCGCTACAACCATGAATGTGGCTGGAAGCCTGCCATCTGTATCCAGGTACTTTGCAAGTGCCACATGCTCCTCATAGTTGTATACGTGCTCTCTGCTGTACTGTCTGTACACTCTCTGTAAGTTATCCACAGATACACCCTCAAGCTCCTCTTTGCTTATCAGCCTGTCTCCTGAACTTCTCCAGTATCCATGAGCATCTATCTGCCACTGTGCTCTTGTGTACTCATCCTTGGACTTTGTAACCGGATCATCAGCGTATGCCTTACTGTGGTCTGTTGGCAGCTTGCGGAACAACAAAATGTATTCCGGACATCCCACACCCATCTTGGTGCCGTCCTTGCACTGCTCAGTCCATCCAAGGCGATACGTCTGGTTATTTTCTCGTACAACATCCGTCACAACAGTGATCATGCCGAAATACATAAAACCATAACGCATATAGTGTTCTATACAGTCAGCGTGGAATGGCTCAACAGTCGGCATGCCTGTGCCTGTTGCATTTCCAAACAGCACTCTATCCTTAACGTGGATGGCCGCCACTCTTCCCGGCTTCAGCACCCTCAGAAGCTCCGGCGTCAGGTAGTCCATCTGTTCAAAGAACCGCTCTGTATCCTGATTGTGTCCGAAGTCGTTATAATTTGCGCTGTACTCGTAGTGATTGCCGAACGGTATCGACGTATGTATCAAATCAACGCTGTTGCTCTCCATTGCCCTTGTCTCTTCCACACAGTCGCCATACACAGCCTCATAATGCTTGCCTCTTACCGTTCTCTCTTCTCTTGTACCTTCCACACCCATCTTCCTTTCCAATCTCTCCGTCTTGTTTGCCGAATCAAGGCCATATTTCTTCACGATCTCGATCATCTTCTTGACCATGTGATTATGATTCTTCCATTTCTCGATCAGTGCGTCCTTGATCTCCCGCTCATTCTCCATGTAGATGATGTCTATTACTACTGTGTCCTGCTGCAGGAACCTGTAACACCTGTGCACCGCCTGTATGAAGTCATTGAACTCATAGTCAATGCCAACAAATATCTCCCGGTGGCAGAATCGCTGGAAGTTACAGCCTGAACCACTGATTGACTTTTTGGTGGCAAATAGCCTTGTCTTGCCATTGCTGAAGTCTATGACTCTCTGCTCCCTAAGGTCGTAGTCCATGGATCCGTATATGTCCACTGTCTCCGGCAGGGCTTTCTTGATAGCGTGCCTTTCTGCTTCCTGGTCATGCCACAGAATGAAATGATCCTCCGGAGAGCTATCAACTATCTCCTTCATCTTCTCGACTCTGGCATCTATGCTCTCACGCTTGATCTTTGCGGCTTCTTTAAGTCCTGTACTAGCCTGAGTGAAAAGCTCCATCTGGCCGTCCCTGTCAACTGAATCTCCGTAGTGTATTGGTATCTCGTGCCACCTCACATCCAGTGGAGGGAGCACATAGCCGTCATCGGAATAATCTGGATTGAGATCCGATGGCTTTGTGATGAACAATGCCCAACTGGAAACCCACAGCCAGAACTCATCTTCCATGTTTGGGTACAGTGTCAGGTTATTTGCCTTTGTTGAATCCCTCTGGAAAAATCTTGTAAGTGCCTGTCCTGTGTCCATTACCTCAAGATATCCAGCATAGTGTATAAGCTCCTTGTACTTGTTCGGTGATGGTGTAGCGGTCGCTACGAGCTTGTAAGGTACATTTTTGAACTTGTCAAGGAACGTCTGGTATGTCTTAGATCCAAATGATCTAAGCACGGATGCTTCATCAAGTGAGGTTGCCGCAAAATACGATGGATCTATATCTCCGTCTCTCACTCTCTCATAGTTCGTCAGAACGATCTGACTTGTGCTTGTCTCAACCTCTTCCATGGTTCGGCAATATTCAGGTTTCTCATAGCCCAGGAGCTCTACAGCATCCCTTGTGAACTCCTGCTTAACTCCAAGCGGTAATACAATCAACGCTCTACCGCCGGTATGTTCTGCTGCAAGGTGGCAAAACTCTATTTCCTGTGCAGTCTTGCCAAGCCCAAACGACTCAAACAAGGCTCTACGTCCACCCTTCAGCGCCCATGCCACCGCATCACTCTGATGTGG